TTTGTATTAGTTTTAGTTCCCCACGTTCCGGCATTTTCACCAGTTGCCTGGAGTTCAATACCTAGAGGTGTAAATGTTGATGCCATATTTTATCTCCTATTATGCAGCGTCAGTATAACTTGTATTTGATCCGGTTGCAACATCTGTATACGAAGAATTTGAACCTGTGTCAACATCAGAATATGCTTGAATTCCAAAGCCTGTAGCAGAGCCAAAAACAGCAACTGAAACAGTTGCAGAAACTCCAGTTAATCCCATAACGTCAGCAGGTGCTAAAGATCCCACTGCAGAAGTAGAAGCTACACCAGTTAATCCCATAACATCAGCAGGTGATAAAGATCCCACTGCAGAGGTTATTGCTTGCCCTGATAAATCTATTACTGGACTTGAATCAATCTCAATCTCACCAACTGCAGAACTAGCAGAAACTCCTGTTAGTCCCATAACATCTGCTGGTGATAAATTTCCAACAGCAGAAGTAGAAGCTACTCCTGTTAATCCCATTACATCCGCTGGTGATAAAGAACCTACAGCAGAAGTTGCTACGCCTGCTGAAGACACAGAAAATTCTACGTCACCAACTATTGTTGGTGATCCAACTGAAGGTGTAGAAGATACACCTGTTAATCCCATTACATCTGCTACTGTTAGTTCAACTAACATACCTGATTCACCCCAGGTCTCATTACCCCAAGTGTCTTGTCCCCAACCTTTATTTATTTCTGTTGATACAGAAACAGATCCAATATCAAATGTTGCTGAAACTCCTGTTACGCTAAACGAAACATCATTTAATTCACCCCATTCACCATCATTCCAAGATTGTGCACCCCAACCTAATGTAAAAGCATTAGTTGTTCCCCAACGGTCTGTGCCCCAGGTCGTTCCTGATTGATTCCAAGTATTAGCCATAAGGAAGAACCTCCTATGCTAATCGTATGATAGCGTTTGTAGCGTCTGCTGTAGGAAATTGAATTGTAAATGTACCACTAGTTACAGTTTTATCTGCACCAAAAGCAATTACTGCACACGCAGGATCTCCTGTTGCTGTGTCATTATAAATTAATGCACCGTTTGCAGTGAAAGTAGCGTCTGTGTAACTTACGTCTGAAAAATCACAAACTGCAGTTGTGCTTGATGCAACTGGAGTTACGCTTGTTAACGTTGCACCACCTGAAGTATAAGCACTGCCTGATGAGTTTGTAATTTCATTTGTAGTTGAAAAAGCTGTAGTTGAAGCTCCTAAAGTTGCTGAGCTTGTATATAAGGCGATCTTAAAAGTATTTCCTGTTGTCGCTGTAAAATCATGAACTCCTTTTAAAAGTTCTACTTTAAAACTTGTGCATACTGCCGATGTAATTGCCATATTTTATCTCCTATGGGTTTGCTGAGGTTACTGGTATACGAACAGCGCCATCTGTGTAGTCATCTCTTCGTCTTCTACCAACTTGCTCGTTAGCAAACTTCTGTACCTCTTGTTTATACTTATTTTCGTATAGTGTCAACATATCTATCGGACCTTTTAAAAATCCATATGCCTCTGCTAGACAGCAATATAATAGTCCATTTGGGAAATTCATACTAATATAATTAGTGCCATCACCCTCTAGTAATGCTGGTGCTGCATTAAAATGAACTCTAAATTTATATGTGGTATCAGGGACAGGAGCAAACATCATTCTTCCAGATGTAGTATCAGATTCTCCCGTGCCTCCTCCAAACATAGCATAATATTTTGGTTGTCCTCTTTTAGCAGATTCAGTAGATGCTATGTATTCTTGTAAATATGTAACATCTTTTTTTTCTAGCCAAACATTGGCACCAGTGCTAGCAGATGTTGAATCATAAACTTGTATACCTCTAATAAAAACTGCACCTGCAGGAGCGTTAATTGTTTCTTGACCTGTAACTAAATTACCTATTTGTTGTTTTCTATCAGCATCAATAGGCACATCTCTAAATATTCTATATTGTGCATTTAAAATAATATTTTCTAAAACACTATCTGATAACACAGTAGAATCTGTTTCAGTATAACTTCTAATTTGTGTTTTTAATCCTGATGCACTTAGTCCAGCCATTACTTACCTTTATGTTTCAAACGTATCTTTTTTTGTTTTGCAGTTTCTTCTACAGCCTCTTTTTCATTTTCATAAATAGGCGTATCTGGTTCTTCAGGATGTAACATTACTTCATGAGGATCCATTTCCTCTTTAGGTATAAACCAACTTTTAATTTTATTTATAATTTTTTTAATCATGCGCTTAATGTGACTGGTCCAACTGAACAGCCAACTCCTCCTCCTTTAACTCCACCAATTGTAGCAGTATCTGTGTCAACTGTAAAATGAAAAAAATTTGCTACAGCATAATCTGTGCTAACTCTTGCACCATCTTTAAAGATTCCAGTTGTAATTGCGTATCCTGCTGCTTTTGCAACATTAGCTCCTGTAATACCATCAAAGTCCGCAGGGTTGTTATATTGAAAAGTTCCTCCACCACCTGTATTTAAAGCTGGTGATCCTCTAAATCTATATGTTGTTCCATTTGTTAAACCATGACCGGGTGCAGTTACATTAATAACTCTTGATCCTGCTTCATATGTTTCAAATCCATTTTCTGGTATAGAATATGGAACAGCATTTTCTGTTCTTGCAGTTCTAACATGTCTTAGTGCAATACCATCAGCATTTGTTGGTTTTGGTTCTAATTGTGGTTGCTTTGGTTCAAACTCAGATACATGCACAAAAGATCCATTCCATTCTCTAACCATTTCTCTATATGGAAACTCTAAACCAGATCTATCTGATATTGCTTTTGCGTATTTACCTGTTGCGTACTTTGACATTATGCTCCTGGGTAATAAGTTTTTGGTGTTATGTGTGTGCTAGAAGAAGATCCATCTTCTGCTAGTGCTCTTTGTAATTCATCTTCATAATATAATTTCATAGCTTGTATCATTTGTGGCTGATATTTTTGTGCAAGATAAAAAGCTAAACCTGATACCATACAAGGAACAAATCTAAATGGCACATCAGTTGCGTTTGTATAATCACCTATGTCTTGAATTCTTTTAATATAATAAATATGCATATCTTTAGATGCATTTGTTGAATCTGGTGTTGGATAAACTTGAATGCTAACATGATCTATAAATCTTTGCACAAAGTATTGATTAGGTGTTCCTTTAGAAAGTTTATTTGAAAAACCTCCATACGTTGATCTATCAACTTTAGTCATTGGACTATCTGATTGTGTAGTCTGTGTTCTATTAGATCTTAATTGTGCCTCAAGGACATCGGACATTCCATAAATACCATTTGTTGGTGTAGTAGTTGCAGATGTTCCATCACCACTTGCTCTAAAAAATTTATATTCAGCTTGACCTTCAATCATGTCAATATTAGTTTCTGCTATTTCCCAATAGTGAATACCTCTATTACCCCACTCTTGAAATAAGATATTAAGAGATCTTCGGGCTGACTTCATTTGATAGCCAGCCACAGAATTTAATCCAATACGTTCAAAAGCTTCTTCTATAATTTCATCAATAGAAAAAGTTTTATCGAACGTTGCTGTTCCCGAAGTAGTATTAGCCATTTAAACTCCTACGATTCGTAAACTTTAATCCATTCACAAACAATTGTTCCTGTATCTCCTGCTGAGCAAGCTGGTAAAACGACATTTACATCAC